AGATCAACTGATTATGAGTAGGCGTAGAAGACCTTTGTGGTGGAAAGATCCCCCACACCAGTCTTTAATATATCTTATTTTTTCTTAGAAGGCAACTTAAAACCTTTAAACCATGCAGGAAGTCCCAGAAAAGGACGTTTGTCATAGATATTTTCTTTAGCTGTTTTCTGAGTTTGGTCATTATAATGAAGGAAGACCTGACCACAATCTTTACCTGGAAAGGCATCTCTCCAATGTTCAAGATCACAACCCGAATAAATCAGCATGTCGCCCGGTTCAAGATCCACTTTAATTCCAGCCATTCCCTTCTTGCCCGAAGGTTCCAGATAAATAGGCCACGGGTCTCCCCCTAGATTTAAAGTGGTGGAGACTTCACAGGAATAACGATCCTTGTGTCGATGTAAGACATCACCTGTTTTATAAATTCTTGCATAGGCATAAGTTTCCTGCAACTTGTAGCCGGTTTCTTTTTCCATTTTTTCTTTTAAACCCTGAAGTAATGTTTCCATAACGATGTCCCCATAGTGAGAATAAGTATTAGGAACTTGCTCATCATTCCAGACGCCCCATTCAGCAGTAAAAGGAGAAATCCATTTATGGTCAAACAGAAATCTTACCACTCTTCGTTTATTAAGAAAATAAGTATAACAGAACTTAGCCAGCTCGGGAGTAATCGCTTGTTTTAAAACTTTATACTTTGTTTTTTTGAACATGTTTCTTTTTCATCAGTTGTTTTTTTCTTTCATCAATTAAAGTTTCTACCATATCGTTGGGACGTTGAGTATGAACTTGTCCCAGCATCGCTTTAATATAGGCATTGTGAGTAGCCCCCATTGCACTATGCATCTTAGGTAGATGAATCATCTTATTTTTTTTTGACATCTTTTTTCTTTTCTTGCTGTTGTAACCATGTAGGTTGTCCCGGTTTTCCTAAGGGTCCATTAGGTATCGCTTGTATATTAAAATGAATAAAACGAAAAGGTTCATAGCCATTATCAACCGCATACATATGAGGTAAATAAGAATTAAAAAAGATTAAACGCCCTGGTTTAACTTGATAATTAACTTGATGAGAGGCTTGAGTTATTTTAGAAGGATCTTTTTGAGGAAGTAAATTCATCATCTGGCCTGGCCGTGGATCTTCAAAGATAGGTATTGATGTTTTGTCACTGGCCTTTAAAAAATAAAAACCAGAGATATGACCATTCCAATGAGAATGCAAAGTATGGTGACCTCCTCCATCTGTAGAAAATTCTTGAACCCATAGTTCGGTAATAAAGATAGTATGATTAGATAAGTCAAACCCTTGTCCATCTAAAAGATTCCAGCCTGTCGCTCCAATATAATCTTGTAGTGCTTTAAATTGAGGATCATTAATCAACGTAGTGGAATGATGTACCCAGGCATGATCTCCTTTGTCACCTAGTTTTTTATTTCTTTTTTTTATCATCTCTAAATTATTTAAACGAGCCTGTTTGATGTAGGCATCCGAAGCGGTATTGAAACTTTTCACCCATTCCGGTTTATCCGTATAATAAATAGGAGAAGAAAAATAGTGTTCTGTAGTAAGAGGTTCAGGTTTACCTCCTTCTGATTCTTTACATAATTTTTCTAATTTCTTTTTCTTTTTCATTGAAAAGGTCTTCCTAGATTCCAGATCACTAAACTATATCTTGATCCTTTAGTTACTGGCTTGACGCGATGCCATACGAATGAAGGAAACACAACCATCGATCCTTTGGGTCTAATTTCTTTACATATCATAGTATTTCTTTTTTTATCTGGATCCTTATTTCTTAAATCAAATTCCAGTTCTCCTCCTTTATAATCTTTTTCATCAGATAAAGAAAGAGTCACGGAAAGTTTTCTTATTTTACCATGGCTCTGAGGCTCATTAGGTTTATTATAGGCGTGTTCCCAACTATCACAATGCCAATCATAGTATTGACCTTTATTATATTTGGTAAATTGACAGGACTCAGAAAAATCCCATTGAAAATTCCAGCCTGCATTAGCACTGGCTTGACGAATATAGGGATGAAGCTCTTTGTAAATCCAGTTCTCGGATAGCCAGACGATATTAGAATCCCTTTTCTTTTTTAAATCTTTAACTTGACGTTGATTTAATTTTTGATCTCCATAGCCACCGGTCACGGCCATTTGTTCCTTCATCTGTAATCCATATTTAATAATATCATCACAGATATGAGTGGGGACAGCCTTTTTAAAATACCAATAATAATTTTGTAAATTCATCTTTCTCTTTCTTTATACCATCCCTAAGGATGTAGTCAATTCTTCTCAGATTCCCTTAAAACGTAGGATATACACCTGAAGCGGAGAAAATTTTACGGCCACGTTCCAGCGACTTTATTGTCGTACTGAGCTCTTTGAGGCCACATACCTGGAGCCGTTACACCAGACACTGCCGCTTCTTTTATTACGACGATTCCTTTAGCACCATTGGCGCCAGCACCTCCGCCTCCACCGGTACTTGAAGTTGCGGCCACTCGAGCAGCTCCACCGCCGCCTGCGCCTCCACTACCGTCAGGTTGAGCAGCATCACCAGCGCCTCCGCCACCACCAGCATAAACGCCAGAATTAGGAGCTCCAGGGAAAGTTGGACTAACATCGGTACCTGCACCTCCAGGACCACCAGCTCCACAAGGATTAGGAGCATTGGATCCAGCTCCAGTGGCTCCACCGCCACCACCACCTCCATCAGCAGGAGGAGAACTATTTTCTCCATTGCCTCCGTCATTTCCTTGGCAAGCTGTTCCGCATGCACCAACCATTGGGGGTTGACCTCCAGCTCCGCCTCCACCAGAACCACCGGCTCTTCCTGCAGTACTTCCATCGGCACCGCCTCCGCCACCACCAGTTGTAGAACGAGTTGCACAAAAAGGATTAGTAAAAGCAGAGGAAGTTCCATCCGTGCCTGGTGTAGTGGGTGTACCAGTACCACACGAACAGCCAGCGCCAGCAGCTCCTATAGTAACCGGAATTGCACATCCTCCAGTAACAGTTTGACATGAAAAAATTGTAAGACCACCAGCACCGCCACCGCCGCCTCTTCCAGATCCAACAGGTGGAGCTGGACCCGGGTGAATTTGACCGCCACCACCGCCGCCTGAAACAACAACAACGTCTACTTTAGTAGTTTTGGGTTGTGAAGTAAAATTGCCTGTACAAGTTATTGCAGTTACAGTCTCTGCCTGACAAAAAGGAGTAGCAGCATTACAAACGCCTTGTACTCCTCCGTTGGGGCCGTATCCTGCCATATGAGTCTCCTTATGCGGACACCCAAGTTAAACCTGATGCGTCCCAGTTAAATGAATTTTGTGGGTCTTCTCTATCTTTAGCGGTCCATTTTTGACCAGCTTCATCCCAACTAATATCGTATGCAGATTGATCTCCTGCAGGATGTGTAACTGGAGCTTGCCAATCATCATTTGCATCTAAAGACCATGATGCATAAGGTTGGGGAGTTAAAAATTTGTTTTTTGCGGCATTATAAATATGTCCTTTGCCTGCATATTGTTTTCTGAAATTCCTATTGTAAGAAGTCTGTTTCCATGTACCCCCACCAAAAAATGTTGAACACCAGTTTTCTCCACTGATATGTTCGTCATTTTCTACGTGAGCATTGTCCACAACAATAACTCTTTCTACAACTAAATGTTTATCTGATGTAAAACCCGTTGGGTCTGTCTTTTCTATTAATTCTGCGAAATGCGCCATTTGTTTATTTCCTTTTTATGTTTATATTAAAAATTTATCCATTTGTAAACTACAAAGTCAATGTTCCTGATACCGTAAAAGTAGCCACTGTGCAAGATCCTACAGTTGCCGTTGTATTTGTACCTGGTGCGACTGCAAAACTAGCAGGTTTACAAGCTGTTGCTAATCTTACAAAAACTACCCCTGAGCCTCCTGTTCCATTTTCGGGAAAAGGTCCTGAACCTCCTCCGCCACCACCTAAGCCATCAGTTCCATTACTTGCAGCGCCACTATCATTTCCTCCAGCTCCACCGCCGCCTGGGCCTGCTGCGCCAACTACCGCACTATTTGCACCACCACCTCCACCACCTGCGAATGTAGTTCCTGCTGGAAAAGCAGGTGCAATTGTATTAGGAGTACCATTACCCCCAGCACCAGTTCCTGGACTTCTTCCGGCAGCTCCAACTCCAGCTGATCCACCACCGCCACCACCCGTTCCAGCAGGACCAGAGTTACTTCCATATTTACCTCCAGCATACCCTTGTACAGTAGGGAAAGCTGGAACATTTCCTAAGCCTCCTTCACCGCTATTATCTGCACCACCGCCTCCTGATCCACCGCAAGCTCCTGTTGCTGATCCTGGCGAGCCTCCACCACCGCCACCGGCTGAGGTAATAATTGCTATACTTGAATCTGTGCCTGAAGATCCTGTAACAGGTCCTGCTGGAGCACCAGCTCCTCCGGAACCTATCGTTACGGCATAATCTGAACCTTCATATAAAGTAATTTTAGTTCCTCCAGGATAAGAAGTTCGATATCCACCTGCACCACCACCGCCCCCTCTATCACCACCGCCGCCTCCACCACCTGCGACCACTAAGTAATCTAAACTAACGGCCGTAGCCGGATAACCTGTAAAAAATACATTTGAACTATTAAATAAATGTTGTGTCTTACATGAGACACATGAAACTGTACCACCTGTTGCTCGTTGAGCACCTGGATATTGAATAATAAGAACGCCTGATCCACCAGCAGCTCCGGGAGTTGCGCACGCTCCACCACCGCCTCCACCACCACTGTTAGCTGTCCCTGCAACTGCGGTTTCAGGTCCTGGCCCTGGGTGTTTTCCACCCGCTCCACCGCCGCCTGGACCTCCTGCTCCTCCACTACCTGGATAATTTTCACCTGAAGAACCTCCCCCTCCACCACCTCTTAAAGTTGAGTCTCCAGGCCATACACTTGCACCGGCACCGCCAGCACCACCACCAGAATAAGAACCCGGAGTTCCACAAATTGCATTAGAACCCACAGCGCCTGCTCCACCACCACCGCCGCCTCCGAATTTATCAGCAAGAATTCCGTCACCACCATTATTTCCTTGTGACATAAATCTTGTAGGAGTATTTCCACATCCTCCATAATTTTGTCGTGGTATAGAAGTTCCTGCACCATAAGCACCGCCACCACCTGATCCTCCGGCGACTCCTCTTCCATTAGGAGTTAGCGGTTTAGAGGAAGTAGCTCCACCGCCACCACCATCACTACTAAAATTTTGAATATCGGGGCCACTTAATTCTGTAGTGGTTCCCGTTCCACCAGTACCGCCCCCTGAACTACAAGAAGTAGCACTTCCTGCAATTCCACCAGCACCCACCGTAGCTGAATAACCTATATTTGATCCTAAAGTTAAAGCTGTATTAAATTGATAACCGCCAGCGCCACCGCCACCAGCCTGTTTACTTCCTCCTCCACCACCCGCGATCGTTAAAACATTGATATCTCCGAAAGGAGAAGCAAAACTCCAACAACCTGTTGAAGCTGCATCATATTGATCTTGCATGCTCCACATACCAGAAACAGTGGTTGCTCCACCTTTTTCTGTTACGGCAACGAAACCTGAGCCACCATCACCACCTTGTGCACAAGCACCTGGAGGAGAACCTGGTCCTCCACCACCTCCGCCACCACCAGTTGCTGCGAAAGCAGCACAAGCATTTGCACTTCCCGGTCTTCCACCTGGACTACCACCTCCAAAACCGACATTATTAGGTGAAGGATTTCCACCGCCACCACCGCCAGCGATTACTGATAAAACTCCTGTTGGAGCTGCTGAACTAATTGCTCCACCAAAGGTTGATAAATAAGATTCTAAAGAAGAACCTGTTCCTGCTTTTGATTGATTACAAGCTGTGTTTCCTGGAAAACCAGTACCACCCGAACCTCCACCTCCACCACCAACAGAAGGGGTAGCATTTCCACCAGTATTTCCTTGTGAGGGATCTGTTGGAGGAGTGTTTCCTGCACCACCAGGTTGACATTGTCCGCCTCCACCACCTGAACCACCAGTTGCTCCTGTAGAATCACCAGAGGGTAAACCTCTATCAGATCCTCCTCTTCCACCACCAGTAGAAGTCTGAGTTGTGCAACAGCCTACTACTAAACTTGAATTACTTCCAGATGTACCATTTCCAGTGCCACCAGCCCCACCTCCACCGATTGTAACAGCATAAGGAGTTGATTCACAAACAGATTGACAACTGAAAGTTCTATAACCACCTGCACCGCCACCACCAGCTCTATCAGCACCACCAGCACCGCCGCCAGCAATGACTGTAGCATCGACTTTTGCTGTACCGGGACCTGTAGTAAGTGTTCCTGTTGCTGTAAAAAGTGAAACTTTGGGTTTGATAATTGCACCGACTGGGTTAGTAGGTCCGATAATTCCGCCATTAGCCATAGAATTATATTACCTCCCTAATCGATTAGCGTTTCATACGATATGAATAAGTCTAAATCTCCAGTCGCACTCGCGCCACCTTTTAAAATATCGCCTTCCATTAAATAGATGGGAGTGTCTGAAATAACTAATGAAGAATCTGCTGGAACGGCAATTGTTTTTGCTAAATAAACGGTTGCATTTGCACCAGTCGTTGTAATTCCTGTTGTGCCTGATCCCATTCCATCAACAAATAAATCTACGTTTGCTGAACTTGAACCATCCACATTGGCACATACGATTCGATTAATTTTTAAAATGTATTCAGCTGTAACTGTTAATAAAGTTGTAGTTAAAGTGTTAGATAAATTCCAGCCAGCATTACCACCGAGAATGGTTGCGACTGATACTATATTTGGGTTTGCCATAATTAATTCCTTCTATTGTTATTATCCGAAAATCATTGCCATTGCAATAGCTTTTCCTGTTGAAATTCCTGCTGATCCAAAACTAATGGAGCCTGAGCCATCGGTTATTAATGCTTCATTAGCACTACCATCGGCTGCTGGAAAACTATAGGCCGCCTGGGCAGCTAAAGTTCCTGCAGATCCTCGGGTACTTAACATGCCTGAAGTTAAAATATCGGTTCCATTATGATAACAGAAGATATTTGCATTAGGAGGAATAACAACTCCTGTAGCACTGGTTACTTTAAAGGTTAGGGTATAACCATTTCGTGTCGTTTTATCTAAAACTAAAAATCCTTTTTCAATATTAACGGGACCCGTTCCAGCCGTTGCTGGAATATTTAAAATTCTAGTTCCTGCTAGACTGCCTGTAAGTTCAAGAATAAAATTTCTTCCATTAGCTGCGGCACCATCAGTCATCGCTAATGTAACATCTCCTGATGCTACATCAATGGAGATATAGCCCCATGTTTCAGCTATTAAATCTAAATTTGTATTTGTTTTTGTACCCCAGGTACCGGCGTTTTCGCCAGTGGCCATTAATTGGATACCTAAATTATTATATGTTGATGGCATAATTTCCTTAAGCTACTTCTTTTCCAGTAACATCTGTATAGCTTGTATTCGATCCAGTTGCAATACTAGAATACGACGTATTTGAGCCCGTGTCAATATCTGCATAATGAACTGCATAAGCTTCTCCGACACTCGCAGTTGCCGAAATGCCTGTTAATTCTACAGTTGTATACGTAGAAATAGTAACACTTCCTATACTTGAAGTCGCTGCAATTCCCGTTAATGGAACTCCTATTCCTACTACAACCGATCCCAGTGAAGAAGTGGCTGAAATTCCTGACGGCTGAATCAGTGGGTTTGATGAAATAGTAACTTCTCCTACTGAAGAAGTTGCAGATAGGCCTGTTAGAGTAGTTGTATTATATGATCTTATGACTGGCGTTCCATCAGAAGAAGTCGCTGAAAGTCCTGTGAGAGGCACACCAATTTCTGTAATAACGGATCCTAGTGAAGAAGTGGCGGATAATCCTGTAAGAGTAAAAGAAACATCTGATCTAGCAACCGGTGTTCCCACCGCAGAAGTTGCAGAAAGTCCTGTAAGTGGAACTCCTATTTCAATAATAGGTGTTCCTACACTTGAAGTTGCTGATAAACCACTCGGTCGAACAGTGGCTTCGGTAATAGTTCCCCAACCATTTTCACCCCAAGTTAAAGTTCCCCAACCCGGATAAAAAGAAGCTGTTGGTGTTCCTAAAGAAGATGTGGCTGATAAACCTGTGAGAGAAACCGTAATAGCGGATTCACCCCAGTT